AAATATATATAAATGCGTACACGTGTACAGAAAAGGGTACGTACCCCCCCCATAGGGGGGTCCCCCAAAGTTATACTGTCTCATCCTAAATCGCACCAATTTTCAAATTTCGTTTTCGCCGTCCCTCCAGCCGCGACCGCAGCACATCAACACCCTCTCGCCCTAGCACTCGCTGTACACTTCGCGCTGAGTACTTAACACCACAGCCCTCAGCTATCAGCTTACTGATGCCTACCCCGCTCATGTCCCTTTCCGTGTACAGGTACGCTAATAGTTCGACGAAGCTCCGGACGTCGCCCTCATTCCCGCTCCTCATCCACCACTGCATGATTTCTTCTCTTTTCTTATATCCGTTATACTTAGTCATGTTGACATGATAACTCACATCTTTATTGGTTCCCAATGTCTATCCCCACTCACATTGATTTGTACCCTTATCCTTTTACGAAGAAGAAGGAGAAGGAGATCCAGGCTCGCATTGCTGACGGGTCTCTTGATACGTCCTCTGATAATTTCCGGAAGGTAGCCGTAGCGCGTTGCTCCCAATCTCCGCTAAGGTTAGCCAAATTTGCGTTGAAGGAGCACCTTGGTGGGAAGGGGACTGTCATCCCGTTCTCTCCTTTTCATTATGAGATGGTTGATACTTGTATCCATAACCCGCGCGTAGCCCTCGCCGCTCCTCGTGGTCATGCGAAGTCTACGGTCCTGACGTTGTTTTACGTTTTGTGGTGTGCCCTTTATAAGTACAAGAAGTTCATTGTAATTGTTAGTGCATCTGCGGAGTCGGCTAATCGTTTCCTTAGGCGTGTCCGTGACGAGCTTGAGTCGAACCCGACGCTCAAGTTCATGTTTGATTCTCAGCGGTCTGACAAGTGGAGCGAGACGGAGATCCGGCTGAAGAATGGTGTGACGATTATGAGTAAGGGTCGCGGAGCACAGATGCGTGGTTTGATTAATGGTTCCAGTCGTCCGGACCTTATCGTGCTTGATGATATTGAAGATGATGAGGCTGTGCGCTCAGAGCTTCGGCGTTCGGATTTAGAGGGGTGGTTCAATGGAGCGGTGAAGCCGACGTTAGATCCGAAGAATGGTCAGATTGTATTTGTGGGCACGGTCCTGCACGAAGATGCTTTGCTTAATAGGTTACTTAATCCTGAACTGTATCCGGACTTTGTTAGGCACAAGTACCAGGCGATACAGAAGGACGGGACTGCGCTATGGGAGGAGCGTCATTCTATTGAGTCGCTTAATGAGATTAAGAAGTCGTACGCAGCTCGCTTCCAGACGGCACGGTTTTATATGGAGTATCAGAATAACCCGATTCCGGAAGAGAGTGCTGTCTTCCGTGCGGAATACTTTACGTACTTTGAGGAGCTCCCGAAGCCACCGTATACGTCGGAGGTGTACGTTGACCTTGGTGGTGGGTCGATGAGTAAGACGGCGGACCCGACCGCGATAGTTCATCTTTTAGTGGATGGGGATAATCGCATCTTCATAAATGATTATATTAATAAGCGGTATGGGGAGGACACGAAGACCTTGATTGATGACTTACTTGATTACAAGCGTCGGTACAATCCTTCGCGGTTCATTATCGAGAAGACGGTGGCGACCAACTTCCTGAAGGCGTCGCTTGAGGCGGAGATGTTAGGGCGCGGCATTTATTTGAATATTGAGTATGTGACGCCACCTCGGGGGTCGGGTCAGTCTAGAGGGAATATGTCAGATGGTAAGTATCAGAGGATTGCGGCGATGCAAGCGGCGTTTAAGCTCGGTGCTATTAAGATGCGTAAACACATGACGGAGCTTCAGGAGCAGCTTGTTGCATTCCCTCGCGCTCAGCATGATGACTTAGCGGATGCACTTTCTTACGGTTTCATGATGGCTCAGCGCTTTCCGCAGGAGGCACTTAGGTCTGCACCAGATACATATGAACCTCTCTATCCGAGTGTAGGTATTTAATTTCGCCAACCTTGGGCTAAATATGTTATTATAGTAGTGAACTATTTATATTGCTATGGCAAAAATTTCAAATAAAAACCGTCAACAAATTATCCTTCGATCTTTAAAAGAGAGGGCACATGCTCTCCAGTATCGGCAGAAGCGAGAATCGAAGTGGCAATTAGTTGACGACTTGTATCATGGCTACAAAAAGCCAAGTGTTGTTACACGTGCGAATGTTCACATCCCTAAAATGCACGGAGGGATTGAAACCTTTGTTTCAAAGATTGACGATCCTCCATACATCAATTTCGAGGCGCAAGCTCCTCAGGATATGAAGAGGGCGTTTAGACTAAACGCTTTGAAGGATTTGGATTACGTTAACGGTGATTGGGAATTAGTCGACATTCTTGGGAAGAAGATGGGGGCGAAGTATGGTCGGTGTGTTTTTAAGAAGTACTCGACATCAGAGGATGGTTTCACAGATTATTTTGATCTTGTGGATGTTTTAGATTTCTATATAGATCCGACCGCAGGAGGGCTCTTCCCTATGAGGCACGCTTCTTATTTAGGGCATGACAATATTATTAAGTCGACGCATGATCTATCGGACCCGAAGAAGTATGATCAAGAGGTAGTGGAGAAGATAGCGACGAAGATGACTGCGGATTCTCAGGCAGATAATGATCATCAGTCACTCCAGAAGAGGCGGCAGAGTTTAGGGTTGTCACAAGCGGTACTTATCGAGGAGGAGTCCATTAGGCTTTCTGAGCATTACACGACGTTTAATGGCGAGAAGTACATTGTGTTATTAGCCCCAGACTTCAACGACGCTGTTCGTGTTGTGAAGCTTGCGGATGTATATCCTTCAGGTGATTATCCATTTGCTACATGGGCGGTGTATCCGGATGCACTTGAGTTCTGGACCCCAGGTGTTGGTGAGCTTTTGATAGAGGTGAACATCATCCAGAATATTTCGATGAGCCAGATGCTCGACAATATCACCATGCGTAACTACAACATGAAGGCGTATGACATGACGAAGGTTCCAGATAAGAGCCAGTTGATTCCGCGCCCACAAGGTTTAATTGCTGTTAACGGGGACCCGCGAACGATTATTCAGGACATAATGCCTCCCGAGATAGATCAGAGTTTAGCTCTATATAACACGATGGACAGGGTGAATGAGACGGAGACGGGTCTCAACAGGCAATCAAAGGGGATGCCTAACTCAAAGAGGATGTCTGCTACAGAGTTTGCGGGACTTATTGAGCAGACGGCAGATAGATTCTTCTCAGCAAATCGTACATATAAATCTGCTATGCGTCGCGTCGCTCAACTATATGCGAAGGGAATACAGCAGAACATGACGAAGAAACGTCAGGTGAGTATTCTCGGAGCGAGTAACGGTCTTGAGTGGTTCGAGGTTAGTAAGTCTGAAATCAAAGGTAGCTTCGATGTGGTGATTTCCACTGGTGCTCTAATGGAGAATGAAGATAAGGCTAAGCGAGAAGCGAAGCTCTTGTACATTAAGGAGAATAGGGAAAACCCTTCCGTTAACAAGTTCATGCTTAACGAGGTAGAGGCACTCGCCGCTGGCTTTACAGCAAGCGAGTTGCCGAGACTCCTTAACCCTGACCTTGAAGGCGATTGGGAAATTATCGGTGAAGCACATGAAGAGAATGAGCGCCTACTCAGAGGAGATGTTGAGTCGAATCCTGGTTCAACTACCGGACACGTTCAGGTTCACTTAGACTTCGCACGTAAAACACGAGATCTGACAGATGAGCAACGTGAGAGAGTTATTAAGCACGCTAAGGCTGAGCTTGAGTTCGCAGCTAAGAATGAGGAAGGTAAGGTCCGAGAGCTTATACAGAAGAGACGTAACCAGAATTTACGATCAGCACCAGGTGAGGAGCAACCGCTTCCACCATCTCCACCTAACTCTGAAGCAGCTCTCGCAGCGATACAGGAGGCACAAGGGTCCAACCCATTATTAGTAGATGAATCGGAGGCAGTGAGGCAAGAAGCTATAGCACAAGCCCCACAACCATTAAGTAACTAGCCTTAGCCAAAATATGGATTTCGATATAAAGAAGATTCTTGGTAAACTATCTAGAGGAGGGGGTGCCAATGACGGGACCTCGTCATGGGCAAAGGATGCTGAAAGAGTCATCAAAGAGGAAGAGATATTTCAAAGCCTGGTTTCACACCCAGGGTTTGAGATCCTTATCGACGGTCTACGTCGCGAGTTCATGGACAACCTTTCAAAAGTTGTCTCAAGTGATCCAGAACTAAAAGCTATCGCTTTCCTGTACCGTAAGGTATACGGTTCCAAGGGAGCGACGGATAAGATCAAAGAACATATATCTAGTTACCTCACCCCAGATGAAATACAATCAATCGAATCCGCTTCTCCTACGGACAGCTAAGTACCTTAGCTGTCTAATAGGCCAAGCGGCCTAATTAATTCCTATCACGCGGTCGAGCCCGCGATATCAAACGTAATATGGTAAATGATACAGCCGATAACACAGTAGAGAAGGAAACTCTACCTGGCGCGGCGCCAGACAATACAACCATTCCTCCAGTTAAATCTGGAACGCCAGATGGGGGCGAAACCCTACAGGAAGATGGACATATGATTCCCAAGCACCGCCTCGATGAAGAGGTAGCTAAGAGACGTGAAACCGAAGAACGCCTTAATCAGATGCAAGAGAAATTCGAGCAGAATGATAAGTGGCGTGACGAGGTGTCGAAAGCTATCACTGGTACGTCAGGCGACACACGGGATCCTAAGGTTCAAAAACTCATGCAGGAGTATAACCTCCCAGCAGAGTTTATTGATGGGTTCACCGATATCATGCAAGAAAAGGTTATGAATCGGGTAGATGAGCGCATCAAACCTCTTCGTTCTTCACAGGCACAGGTAGCGTTCACTGCTCAAATAGAGCAATTGAAAGCTAAATATCCTCAGATGCGTGAATGGTCAAAAGATGAGGAGCAGTCGTTTAAGAAGATTGCTGTTGAAGATAAGTATCTAAAGCTTAACTTAGATGAAATTCTTCAACTCAAGTATCCTGAAGTTGTAAAAGAAAGTGCAACTACATACGCTGCTGAATCATCACATGGTCGAACGCTCGGTGGTCGGAAAGACAGTAAGCCTGTCGCTCAGATGACCGCTGAAGAATTTAACCAATACCTAGCCTCGCAAGGTGCGAAGAAATCTCTAAGAAAATAACTTTGATTTCATATGGCTAATAGCCTTGCAAATTTAAACCCGGAAGTATGGTCACGACGGATGCAGCTTAACCGTGAAAGGATGCCTGTTTACAAGGCGATCGTTTCTATGGAAGAGCAATCAAACCTTTCAACAGGTGACGTTGTACACCGTACATTCGGTTCGAAACTCTTGGTGTCTACATACACAAAGGGTACAGATGTTACAGATGATGACATTACGATCACTGATGAATCACTTACAGTTGATCAAACTCCAATCATTTCATTCTACGTGGATGAAATCGATAAACTCCAGAACTCAATCGATGCTCAAATGGAATACGCTGATCGAGCGTCTGACCGTCTTGAGCGTTACATTGACGCACAAGTTCTTGGAGAGGTTGCTAATGCAGACCACACAGTAAACAACGTCGACTTCGGCGGAACTGGTGCTGTGACTGCTTCAACTTCAAACCTCGTAAAGATCTTTGCTCTTGCAGGAAAGAAACTTACACGTGCAGAAATTGGTAATGAAGGACGTTACGCTGTTCTCTCTCCATCTATCTTCCAACTCCTTGAGGAGCGAACAGAAGGACGAGATACTGCAGCTGGTGATGATGTAATGAAGAACGGATTCACTGGGCGATCTTTCCTAGGATTTGAAATCTTCGTTTCAAACAACCTATACTACACAGCTTCATGGACACCAGCTGACAATCCGTCTGCTGATGACACCGTGACTATTGCTGGAGTTGTTTTGACCTTCAAAGCGTCTCCTGCAGCTGCTGGTGAAGTAGATATCGGAGGTTCTACAGCGGTGACTATCGACAACATGGTTACTCTATTGAACGACCCTGGTACAACTACAGCTACTGGTATTGCTCTCTCTGCTGCTGACCAACGGACTCTTATGGGTCTTACAGCAGTTGATGGTACTACTACTCTTGACCTTCAGTGGGAAGGTGGTGGAGAAGCTGCAGTATCAGCTTCTGAAACTGCAGACACTTGGGGATCTGAAATCGTTCACCAATTGTTTGGACAAAAGGGTGCTATCGACATGGTTATGCAGAAAGCACCGAACGTTACATTCAAAGACCCTGAAAAGCGTCTTGGAGTACGTGTTCTTACATGGGCTCTCTACGGACTTAAGACCTTCGACGAAGGTGATGCGGCTCTTGTAGACGTTCAAATTGACGGAAGTTCTCTCTAATACATCCTTAATCTCAGTCTTGTATGAGTAATATTTGGCAAACAGACAAAGCCTTCGCTCCAGGAGCTCAGCTCCGACATGAGCAAGGTAGCGGTACTGACGCCTCACAGGCAGTGACTATTCACGAGACTTCGGGTGTAATCACGAGTTCTACTGCAAACCTAGGTACAGATACTTCTGAAAGCATTACGCTTACCAATCGCCTCATTAGCGCAGACTCTATAGTTTTGTGCCAAGTAGCGGGAGGAGGTGCTGGTGCTCCTGTTATGACGAAAGTCACAGCAGCGGAAGGATCATGTGTCTTTATCGTCCGCAACGTCGACGCATCAAATGCGTGTGACGCGGCGTACACAATCAGCTTTGTCGTAACAGGTGCAGCTACGAAAGTAACTGGATAATTACGCGAAGTTTAGCAAAAAAAGGGCTTCGGCTCTTTTTTGCTTTATGGTATACTTTTAAGTGAATTAAACCTTTAATTATAATTATGCCAGGACCAATTAATACAGAAGTTCATACAATCCTTAGCGCGGCCGCAGCTACAGGACAGGGGACTGCCTTTAATGTCGAAGGGTATCGACATATCGTTTTATACTTCGCTACAGATGGAGGTAGTGATGCGGCCCTTACCGCCAAGGTACAGGGATCACACATGGTTGAAGAACCTACATGGTCATCTCAGTCAGTTGCTAATCAATGGGATTACATTCAGTGTGTAGACTTAGAAGATGGATCTGGTGTTGACGGCGATGATGGGTTTGTTGTAGCTACAGCTGACGACTACCGTATCTTTGAAGTTAACACAAATGCTCTCTCGTGGATTAATATTGATGTGACCGCTCGTACAGAGGGAGAATTAACTGTTACAGTTAGAGCTTTTAACGACTAGATATGGGACGCAAAGCTACGGGCGGTGGTGGCTTAGCACAAGCAGCCGTCCAAAATCAAATAACAAGAGCAACGGAGAAGGGTCGTGGTTGGATGATCCCGAACAATGACTACGTTGGGGCTGCTACAGCAATGGAACTCGGCGGACTCATGAACACCGTAGCGTTTACAGACTCGACCGGACGAAACGCAATGGACGAGTACGGCGTGTACTTCGAGCAGGACTTTTCTACAGTTTCAGGAGCAGACCAAGGCTGGTATGAGCAGGTAGACAAAACACGTCTTGATCACAAGCCGTTCTTTTCTCATACATTCTTACTACCAGCG